AGTTCTGTGCCTAAAATACCTTGACCATCAGTTGGTCTCATACCGGGATTTGTAAGTAGTCCGTTTGTAATATATAAAACAAAATCACCTGTATTATCAGGAGTTCTTGGTCTAGCATTTGCTAATGCTATTGCATCTGCTTTTATATGTTTTCTTCTTATTTGAGGATGTTTTGCTTCAAATTCAGATTTATGAACAAAAGAGCCATTCCACTCTTTGACCATTTCATTGTATGGAAAAGCCATACCAGAACGGTCTGAAATTGCTTGAGCATATTTACCTCGTGCATAACCCATTATTTAACTCCACTAAATTTAAAACCCCTAACAGCCTTGCCTTTACCTTTAACTTCACCACCTTCATTCATTTGTTGTGGTTGAGTCTGAGGTTGTACAAACTTACTAAAAGCTCCAACAGCTTGAGGAGGACGTTGCATCGCATTATTAGTCATCTGTTTATACAAGGTAGATCCCATGCCACCACCTTGAGGTGCAGAACCCATGCCTAAATTTGAATAAACATTTTGACTCGTTAAGTTAGGTTTGTTAGCATTGCTATACAAATTTCTATATTTATGTCTTTTTTCTAATCTTCCTAATTCTGCAAAAGCCTTGTCATATTCAGGGTCTCCTGCTTTAGCTTGTCTTTCGAATTTTTCCGTAATTTTTTTACTACCTACTCTTCTATATGTCGGGTTTGTATTTGCTTGATAAAAATTTGCACCTTTCATTGGAGCTTGATAAAACTGTGCACCATAATTTCCTTGTGTTAGTCTAGCATCTTTAGGTAATTCAGTTACCATTTTGGTTACGGGTGCTGTCCCACCAGCTAATCCTGCTGTAGGACTAGGAGTTGTCATTTCATATTGAGGAACTGTTCTGGTTCTAGTCTCTGTAAATTTCAACTCATCAATTTTTTTTTGTTGATCTGCAATTTCTTTAGATAAATTTCTATAGTACCCCTGAGTCGGTCCGTAAGAAGTTTGATCCATAGCATACCTATATGTTGGAACAAATTTTTTATCACTCTCAACTTGTTTCAAAACTTTTTCAAATTGATCGTCAGTTGGTTTAGCATATTCTTTTTCAATCGATTTAAAATAAGCATCTCTTTCAGCAGCAGGCATATTTCTTGTAGCAGCTAATTGTTGATTAGCCATTTTATCAAACTTTGTTACTTTTTCGTCTCCTTCGTCTAATTTACCAATTCTAGTTCTGTAAGTATTAATTGTGTTATAAAGTTCAGGACGAGTATCTTTAAGAGCATCTAAGTAACCCCCATCTTTTTTTTTAAATATTCTCATGTTTTTCATGTTAAAACCCCTGTGGATAATATGTTTGTGGTGTTATATATACAGATGTTCTTTGACCGTCTTCATTTAGCGCTCGTGAAAGCTCATCTTCATATATCAGTTTATTCTGTTGCACTACTTGTGGATTATACTTCATAGACAGGTAGTATGCCAAACCCGCTACCATACATGGTATAAATCTAAACACAACATCTGCTGTGTTTGTGTATGCTCCAGAATCTTCAATTCTTTTTAAATAATAATACTTTAAATATGTATAAGTTACAGCATCGGGTGTTTGATATAATGTAATTGTAGGTGTCGTTAAACGATCAACATAGTATTGACTAGGTTGTCCCTTTGACCCTTTGTTTGGTAAAGCCGCATACTCACTCCTACTAATCTTTGTCAGCGAAACATCGTTGGTAGTGGTAGATTGACCCGTAGTTGTACTTACGTATGCTTCTAGTATGTCGTTCGCATTGGTCGGTGCTGTGTAAGTCGCCGTTCCGTTTGTCAGTAGTTGTTCTTTGAGTTCTACCTTCCAAAGGTGCACCCCGCGGTTTCCCCATTCTGAAAAAAGAATATTTAAACTTCGTCTTGCCGATTTTAAATCATACCCACTGTTGGTTCTTGCAGCACAACGTTCGTATGCTTCCTGAATGATATCATCAATATTGAGATCAAATGAAGTTGTTCCTGATGTGGCCATAACTCATCCTAATAAATTGGTGTTTTCTTTTTAAAGCCACCCTTTGCCATTTTTACACCCACAGGGCCTCCGTATTTTTTTTTCTCCATGTCTTTTAATTCTGCTGAGCCTAACTCACTTGGTGTAAGAATTCCAATGACACCCATAGTTTTACCTAAAACTTTTGCAAGATTCTTATTTTTGGATAATCCTGCTACAGGAGCATTTTTTTGTCTTTGTAAAAATTCAGGTATTTTTGGTTCATTTCTTTTTTCCATAACATAAGTGCTTAATTTTTTACCACCTTTGTCCCCTTTAATATCTACCTTACCTTTTTTAAGTTCTTTTTTAAAATTTTTTTCTGCCTTTTTTTCTTTAATAAATTTACCAAGGTTTGCTCCCATAGCCTCTTCAATAGCCATACCTCTTTTTTTCTCGTAGCCAGATAGTTGACCATCTTTATTCAAATCAGCTTTATTAGGATTTTTTAATTCTTTTTTCATAGTCACAGTATATCGTTATAATAGGTTTGTATCAACATCCCCTTGCTTGCAAAGGTTTTTACATTTGTAGGTTTACCACCCACTCCTTGAGCTTTTGCTCTTTTTCTTTTAACTGCGCTTTTCCTTTCAGATTCTGTCATCCTAGCAGCTTTTGAAGCTGGTACACATTTAGGATATTTACGTTTAGAGCCATCGGCTTTTTTTCGTCCACACTTTTGGAACTTGCCATCTTTTTTGGGTGCACCAATGTCAACCCAATTTTCTGAAAACCACTTCTTTAAACCCATTATTTTAATAAATCTTTATAATAATCTGACGCAGATGGATTACTTAATGTGTCACCATCAACATCAACAGAGACTGGTGAACCCATAACACTGTGACCACCCACACTAAATTCTTTTGCCTTTTTAAAAGTTGAGGTTCCGTCAGGTCTAGTTACTCTAATACCAGGGCCTTGATATGGAAAACGTAAAGGGTTTCGTTTTTCCTTTGGTGTCCCTCTTGGTTTTCCTTGGAAAGCTCTACTTTTTCTATCTTTGTCTAGTTGCCTTTCCAGTCTTTCTACTTCTATTTCATTCATAAACTTGCCCTCCTTAGCAGATGCTGGTTTAGGTCCTTTAAAATCTTTTCGTTTGACACCGCTTGGGTCTTTAATTTTACCAGCACAAATCTTTGATGCATATGCATTTGCATAGGCGGAAGGATAAACCTTAAATTTTCTTTTTGCGGCAGCTTTGCCTCTAGCACATAATTTTGTCATAACTTATACTACCCTTTTTCTAGTATTCTTTCTACCCCTTACTATCTTTCGCTTTTTGCCCGGAGGTGTAGTTATCTGTTTTGTCATTTGTGATCTTGTTATTGCCACGGCATGTACCTCGTCTTTCCGTCAGTATCTTTGTAAGCTTTTAAAAATTGTTTTCTACATTTATCAGTATACGATACATGCACCCATCCACTTTGTGGATCAGATTCTTTATAAAACTCTAAAATTAACTGATCATATTTTGTATTGTTATTTATCCAATGAGCCAAATGTTTGTTGTCAACTCCATATATTTCAATATCAGCAGCCTCTCCTTTACAATGTTGTGATTTACTCGATGAGCCAATAGCTTTATTTAATTGAGCTGATCTAAAACCTGAAGATATAATTACTGGTTTTTCAAAACGATTACGAATCGGTTGTAAAACGTTTTCACATAATTTTTTTAAAGATAATATCTGTTGCTGACTTGGTTTATTGTCAAAGCCGAGGCGTGTTGCCATTTGCGATTTGGTCAGTTCTGCTAATGAAAAGTTTTCTGTAAGTTGCATAACATTTATTTATGAAAAGTGATAAAACTAGCCATAATCCCCATATTGCTAAAAATAATATAAATCCTGAAAATAATATAGAAGTTACTAAAAAATCCAACAAAGGCTCAAAAGTACGCATAATACAACTACTATATAATCTTTGTTATCAATATACAAGCTTTTAATTAATTCTATTTTTTCTTTAACTTTATCTAACATTTCCATCTCCTTCTCGCCTGACAAATTCTTTTGTTTGGCGTTTTTTGACAATTAATATTATGCATTTTCATCTGCCCCTTACTTCTAGAACAATATGACTTTCTGCGTTTAGCTGCTTTGCTACCTTTTTTAACTTTACCAGTAACAGCAGTTTTTAACTTAGAGCCAGGGTTTAAACGTCTATACGCTTTTACCCCAGCTTCAGTCATTCCCGCACCTGATTTTGTAGACCTATAGTTTTTTTTATTACGAGGAGGCATACCCCCTTTTTTCAAACCAAACAGGTCTAAATCATCATAGTAACTATTATCCATTGTCAGTATCAGCAGTGACTGGTGTTACAAACACAGTTACTGACGTAACGTTGGAAATCGTTAAATGCATATCTGTTTTAAAAACAATACCATCAAGAGGGATATCAATCTGATATTGGTCTGCCGCACTACTAGCTGGTGTTGTGATAACTAATTTTTGTGTACCACTACCACCACCATCTTTAAAAGTTAAAGTTCCTGCACTCGCATGACCAACATAATAGATAGACAATAACCTAGTTCTACCAGATTGAATCGTACCTGTTGATGTTAACGTTTTTGCACCTACATCAGAGTTCATAATTTACTCCTATCTGTCTGCTGCTGCAAACATATAATCTAAAGTAGTAGCTTTAGTTCCTGTAGCATCACCAGATATTGACATAGCTGCAATAGTTAAGTTTTCATCATCAGGAATGTTAGTTGTATGTGTTGCAACTAAACTTCTGTTAACAAAGAAGTCAACTTTGCCCGTGCTTTGAACTCTAATACTTAGTGTTGCAAAAGTGTCGTCAGCAAAATCAATACCTGAATCAGTAGATGTTTCTGTACCATCTTTTTCTGTTTTGCAAAGTATAGAAGCATCGCCATCATCTACTTGGAAACAAATTCTGTCAGCTGCAGCTAACATTGCCTCTGGGTTTGTCGCAAAATTAACTGTAAAACCTGCACAAAAATCCATTTGATCTGCATCAGATAGTTTTGCTTTAGTTTCAAACCATAGATCTTTACCTGATTGTACTGCAAAAATTTCATTTTTTTGAATTGAAGCACCATCATTATCAGTAGTTCCTGCTGAAGTAAGTGCTACTTCACCATTTACTGTATCTGCAACAATTGCTACAGAAGCTCCTGAGTCTTTTACAACTGTCCATCTATGACCTGTGTTTGAATCAAATCCGATTCTGTCAAAGTCGTCCATGTAAGCCACGTAGTCAGGGTTTCTGTCTATTGGTAAGTTTTCAAACCATTTTTTTGTCCCGTCTTTACCCGCAAACAAAATAGGTCCTGTAAAATGTACTGCCATTTTTTCTCCTAGTTAAAAAGATATAGTCCTCTAGGGTGTCTGCCAAGTCAGTCTATATCTAGTTTATATAATCTTGGTTTTTATATTATACAAAAAAAAAGGGGACTCGTAAGTCCCCCCTTTTAATTTATTTCACCACTGAAACTATGCAGCTCCTGGTGATCCAAAGATACCTCTTGGGTCAGAGAAACCAAAAGAATATCTTTCTCTTGCTTTAAATCTGACGTTACCAGTATCAAAGTCACCTTCGATTGCAGTTTTGATTGGCGCTCTAACGAATTGTTTCATTCCGTTAGGAGCATCAGTCATGATGAAGAAAGCATCAGTATCTGTTAAATAATGATTAACTCTATAGCCTTGTGGGATCATGCCCATAGAAGCCATAGCGTTGATGTCATTATCTGCAGTACCAACTCTCTGAGGTGATCTTAAAATTCTTTCAGCAGTAAACTGAAGTTCTTTTGGAATAATCAGTTTAACACCTTGCATTGCAATTTTAAGTCCTCTTTCATCAACGAAAGCAGCAATATCAATTAGAGACTGCTCTAGTGATGTTTCAGATAAATCAGCAGCAGTTGATAATTCATTTGCGAATGTACCACCAGTTGCTAACGGATGAGCTGTGGAACAAAGTTCAACGCCGTCACCACCAGCAAAGTTGCTGTTAAACGCATTATTAAGTACGTTTGCAGCTTTTACTTGTTTAGTGTTAGCCATTGATCTTGCCAATGCTCTTGTGTATCTTGCAGCTAATCTGTCGTACAGATTATCTTCAATTGCTTCCTCAGTAATAGCAAAAGCCATAGCGATTGTTTCGTGAGTGTATCTCGCAGTAAAAGATTCAGTTGCTTGATCGAATGCGACCCCTGAACCCTCTTCTTTAACTGGAGCACTACCGAAACCACTTAGCATTACTTCTTCTTCGAAAGCTCTATCAGATGCTTCTGAAACAAAAATTTCTGCATGTTCGTTTTCGTAACGATTATATTCTAAGCCAAAGAGAGCATTTAAACCAGGCTCTAGCTCTTTGACCAGTTGTGATCTTGAAATAGCCATATAATATCTCCCTTATACC